GATAAGATAGAGAAGTTTGGTTATACTCCACAGCTTTATAATGAATATAGAAGATATGTAGCAAGTGGTGTAATCCTTCCTGAATTTAAGGATATAGTTCCAGCAATCCCCAAAGCTGAGGTTGGCGAACCTGAAGCGGGTATACAGCCTGCTATGATACCGGAAGTCGCTGCCAAAGAGGTCAGGCCGAAGGGTAAAGGTAGAATAGTCCAGATAAGCATGGAGGAGCAACTTAAATTAGAACAGGTAAGGCGGGCTGCTGAGGAAGCGCCACCTGAGCTTAAAGTAGCGTATGAGGCACAAGCTGAAATAGAAGGATTGAAGGAATGGATGGCAACCGAACCAGCCACAAAGTTAGTCAATCTAGTTAAGAAAACAGGTTGGTATAAGGGGGAGATTAAGGACTTAACCTTAAAGCAGTATAGAGATATTACTGGCAAGCAGGAGATACTGCCTAATATTCTCACTAAAGACGGTAAGCACGTTAGATGGGAGTATGCGCTAGATGAACTTGCTACTGAATTGGGATACAAAAGTGATGAGGCACTTAAAGAAGCCGTTGAAAAGGCTGGCGAATCTCTAGTTAGAATCAGGGAACTAGAGGCAAAGGTAAAAACTCATTTCACGGAGAAACCACTGGCTGCAATTCCAGAACCAACACCTGCGGAGGTTGCGGTATCACCAACTGGCGAGAAGATGCTGACTCCTGCTCAGAGTGCTAGGACTCTTGACCTCTTTGGTAAATATATAGAGAGTGGTTCTGTCATTGATGCTTGGGAACTGACAAGAGAATTACGCAGAGAAACTCGGGCTGGGAGAGCTGAAAACCTTAAAGCCAGAGCGCAGGAACTCATCGTCTCTGAAGGTATTAACGCTGAAGATGCAATGAATCAGGCAATAAGAGAGACGATGGCCGGTGAATTGCCCGTTGCAACAACGGATTACCTGAGTGACCTGACAAATCAGATGCGGGTGGCCTTATTCGATAAAGTCTATCAAACTCTCAAGGATGAACCTTTTGAGATGATGTCTACTGCTGAAGCTTTGACTAACGCACTGCTCGGCAAGCCGATACCGCGAGAACCAGGAGTTAAAGGTGGATCTGCTTTCACTAGGTTGCAGCGCGTCTTCGGTAAACAGCCACAAGTTATGAAAGCCCTTGATAAGATAACTTCAGAAGGCAAGACACTTGAAGATGTTGTCGAGGGCATATTCCATGAGATAGGTAGAGAACCGATACCAGTTGACCCAAATATGGCTGAATATTTGCGTGGTTTATCAAGCGATATTCTTTATGAACCTACAGCATTTAGAGAACCGATACCACCTACCCACTACGATGCACCGATTGATGAGGCTTTCAAAGAATTACCACTATGGCCTACTCCTGTTAGAGATAGTGTGGTTCGAGTACTCAAGGAACTGGGGATGTTGCCGATAGATATAGGTAACTTCCTTAGAGCAAATAAGGCATCCTTTGACTTCTCATTCTGGAGACAGCAAGCTCCTCTAATTGTCAGTCATCCAATAGCATTTGCTAAAGCTAATGTAAGAGCATGGAACGCAGCATGGAGTCAAAGGGCGGCTGATAGTTCGTGGAATAGTATTATCGGGGACCCACTGTACCAGATATATGAGTTTGCTGCTGCTGAGGGTGGTGATTTCCTTCGACCTGCCGTATTATCTAAAGGAATGGCGCAATATACTGGTACTGAGGAATTTGGTTATACAAAGGGTACCGGCAGACTTTTACCATTGATTACATCCAAGTTGCCCTGGGTTAAGATTTCGGCTAGAGCCTTTGAAACTGGAACTAATGAGCATAACTGGATGATATTCAAAAACTACTATAAGGCTATGCTCAAACTTAATGAGCAATATGCTTCAGGGCAAAAGAAACTCAAGGTAGGGGAGTCATTCAATATACAGAAGGAGATGATTGACTTCTCGAAGAGCCTCGCTAACTTTACGGCTAGGGGTTCACTTGGTAAATTTGCTATGACTGCGCCAGAGTTAAGCGCTTTGTTTTTTGCACCACGAGCTTCAATAGGTAGAATACTATCTGTTAAGGATTTGGTAAACGCTAATCCAAGGGTAAGAAAAGAAGCTTGGAAAAACGCTTCATTATTTGTAAGCACTGTTGGCGGAATTATCTTAATGGGTGCTGCGGCTGGATGGTGGGATGTAGATGATAAGAACCCAAATAGTGCAGAGTATATGTCAATCCGTCTTGGGAATACTAGAGTAGACCCCTGGGGTGGTTACAGACCGTTCCTTACCTTCTTTTCAAGAGCTATTACAGGTACAGGTATATCAAGTGTAACTGGTGCCGAATATAAAACGGACCCGCTGGATTTAGTGCAGAATCTACTCAGGGGTAAGGCATCACCGTTCATGTCTACTGTGCTGGAATTTGTTAGTGGAAAAAACTTTATTGGGGAAAAAGTTGAGTGGGATAATCCTAGACAGTGGATTGAAAGGGTAGCACCCTTCTCTATATGGGATATTCACGAAGCATATATTGATGACCCAACTACTGCTTTTCAAGTTGCTCTTCCGGCTATAGTTGGCGCTGGTGTCCAGACTTATACTGGAGACTGGAAAGAAAATGTTAATAAATTGGGATTATCTAAATATGAAGATAACCAGCCCAGATATGATATTGAGGACTTGTGGGCAGATACAGCAAGCCAATTTAAGGGAGTAGACCCTGAAACTCTTACAGAAAAGAAGGGGTATGACCCCAAAGTAAAGACTATGGTTGAGGCTAAAAGGATACTCGACCAAGCAAATGAAATACCAAACCAGAAGTTAATCTCTATCAACGCTGACCCTGCAAAGGATGATACATTTGTCCAGTACCGGGAACAATGGAATGACAGAGAGAATCTTGTTGATGCTGGTGATGACGCAGTATGGACAAGTTCTGAATTGCAAACGGATGGCACTTACAAAATCATAGAATATAAGGGAGATGATGCTGTAAAGGCTTATGATAAAAAGTTTCTACAGGCAGAACAAGGCAATATGAGCCAGACTGATTATGTGTCTCTGATAGAATACTACTCATTACCTGTAGAGGAACGGAAACAATATCTCATTGATAATCCTGACATAAATACCAATCAAAGGCAAGATTGGTACAGGAACCACCCAAAAGAAAATGCCCTGGTTGCCATGCATGGTAAGGCTGACTTCCTTACGATGGAAGCATATACGGAGGGGATTAGATTACTAAAAGAACTGGACTATCCTAAATCTTCATGGCCTGATAATATGCCGCCAGAGAATCTAGCGCAAACCCATTTTGACTATGAGAAGATGGTAGGTGAGGGAACTCACGGTAGTGTTGAAGCAAGATTGCTATTGCTCAAAGACCATCTGGCTGCGGAAGAGGCGGAAGTTGAATCTTATGCCACTTGGCACAAGCTCAAGATTTCCGATGAGTCGGTGGAATATCTACAAATGAGAGTGGATAACTCTGAACTCTTTGGTAAACTTGACGAGATTAGGGAAAATGAAAAGCTGGACGACATCATAAAAGACGAGAACGGATTAACGGCAAAGGATAGGGCTTATGTCGAAGTAAGGGCAACAAAGGTAGGCGATGAGACTTTTCACGATATAGAACGCCGTGTGGATGCTATGGGCAAAGGGACAAGGGTAGTTCCAGTTGACCCTGAAATAGTTAATGCCTATGTCGAGCACATGCAGATAGTGGATGAGACGAGTGGTTTAAGCGCCGAGGCTAGACTTAACAGATACGATAATCCAGCTCTCGATGAGTACCTGATGAATGAGGATTATCATGGCAAGCAAAAAGCCGAGCCATTGGATGCAGACAGGGAATATCTTGATAACTACCTGGTTCCGAGATGGAGGATAGATGTTAAATATCGCACTGAAGATGTGGAATATGACGCTATCGACCCAGATGCCAAGAATCCTAAGACTGGTATAAATCTTCGTACTGAATGGTTACAGCAACCTAATAATGAACAGTATCGCCAAGACAGACTCAGGAGAGATGCGCTAGAACTTAGCAACTCTAAGACTGATTATAGACTCCCATCAACTATGGTTGAGGACTATGTTACCTATTCTGAGTATGGGGTTAAAGGAAAAAGACAGGAGAGGATGTTACTTGAAGGCTATGACCCTGTTGCTAAAGCATATTCTCCATTTGCCCAAGCATTATATGATACTGGAAAACTTGCTGACTTACCTTTGCCAAAAGATGTGCCTGCTGTCCAGTTTGATGACATCTATGACCAATTCCCTGAGCAGTTTGATAGAATAGATGGTGCTGACAAACCAGAGGATTTCTACTTTGTTGAGAATCCAATCGTCACTGACCCAGTAACAGGAGAGGCAGTTGCTTACACAGACCCGATAACTGGTAGAACTCCAAGAGAGCAGGCTACCTATGAATTACGTTTTAGTCCAGATGGCAAACTCACAGAGTTTGGTACTGCTGAGATAAAAAGAAAGGGGTATCGCTTCTTTGTCCCAGAGAAATACATTGACAGGTTTGTTGAATTTGATTCTCTAAACGCTGAAAAAAGGCAAGTGGATTATCCTGATGACATGACTTGGTATGGGGATGAGTGGTATTTATTCGACCACCCACTGTTCTACAAAGATATCTATGTTGGCCTCCTTGAGTTGGAAGATGTGAACTTTGACAATGTACCTAATTCCAAGTGGCGTGGGTTATGGGAAGACAACATTGAATTAGACTTCCAATATATGGGAGCCTCTGATAATAAGTCGGAGTTCTACAAAGCTGACGAAGATGACAGGACAAAGTACAGGGAGCAATTACTGACTACTAATCCTAAATACAGGCAGGACAAACACAAGAGAGATGGTCTACTTTTGAAGTTGCCAGATAACACGCTGGATGATTATGTAGGTTACTACGAGATACCTTTTACCGACAAAGCCAAATCTATTGACCCATTCTTTAAGGATAATCCTAATGAAACCTACTATGAAGATGATTGGTACTTAATCGAGCATCCTGAATTCTATAAGAATATGCTGGCTCTGCGTGACTCTGCCGGAGAACCTGTATGGAATCAAAAGTCTAAGGATAAACAACTCGCCAAAGTTCCAACAAGGAAAGTTCACGCTCTCTATAAAGAATATCTTGACCTGATAAAAGGTAAACCGAGGGAAGATTTGAGATTTGACCACCGTGACCTTGATGCTTGGTTGCTACTCACTGGCAAGGTAACTGTGCCAATCTCTGAGAAGATACGCGGGGGTTCATTAACTCCACAGGAGAGATTGGCAGAAGATGTAAAGAAAATGGAAGAGAGGCTAAAGAGATAAAGGGAAGCTCCTAACCCTTGAATACCTTATCATTCGTGTAAAGGACGATTCCGCCAGTGGAAAAGGGGGAACGGAGATGTGTCGAATGCCCTGACAGGTTTATACCCACCTTTACCTCCCTCTTTTTTATGCCAAGTTGTTTGTTGGCGACTACCGCAGGAACAGGCAAGGTCGCTATACACAGTCCTGCCCCCAACTTTTTCACGCTTTTGCCATGTGAAACAACGGTCATGTCCAAATAAAGAATGGTATAATCTTTTTATTTCTTTCTTCATATCTCCTCCTCATAGTAAACGAATTTAACTCCTTCTAACACTTCTTTATAGTGAACGGAACGCTGTCATACTTCGTAAAAACCTTGAGCATTCTTCCTCCTATTTATGTTTTCTTGGTCTATCCCAGTAGGGGGATTTAAGTTTTAGTAAATAATCGGCCACAATTTACACATCTATATCGTTGTACCTTAAGCCGATTATGCCAAGTAAAACCAGCCTTTGTTACTTTTTTAGATTTGCATTCAGGACAAGGCATATATCTTACCTCCGCAAGTAATTTGTTTGGGGATTGGTAAACGTAACTGACCAGCTATTTTGCCATTATTTCTTAAAATATTACAACTGTGGTGAGCAAGACGCAAATTCCAATATTCATTACTAGAATGTATATGAATATTACAAACTGGGATTATGTGGTCAAGTGTAGCCTTTTTGTAAGATATGGGTTTATGGCAGATATGACATTTACCATTGTCCAAAGTAAAAACAAAGGCTTTTACTAACAAATAGAATTGCCGATTGCCACTCAATGCACTCAACGGAGCATGGTTCATACCTACATACTAACATACATACTCGTATTTGTCAATACCTAATTATAAAGAATTCACCGAACCTTGCGGAATCTTAACGTGAGGTTATTTTATATCAAGGGAGGAATTTTCAAAATGCCGGACGAAACTAAGGGAAGCAAGGACAACCTAACGGCTGAGCCTGGTGGGTCTTCTAGCGGAACGAAGGGAACTTCAAAAGACAAGGGTAAACTCTACACCGAAGAAGCGCTTGCCAAAATCAGAAGCGATGCTGCTGCCGAGGCCGGAAGGCAACGGAAAGCGGCAGAACTGGAAAGGGATGCTCTCAAAGACAGACTTGAGGCTACAAATAGTAGACTCGACAACCTTGAGAGAGAACAGAATGAGTCCCGGTATGCTGAGGCAAGGGCTGGAGGTTCCGAGACACTAAGCGCCTATCAACGGGAACAGGCTACTATCAAGCAGGAGAAGGAACTTCAGGACAAAATCAGAGACCTGGCTAGACGTGAAGAGCAAGTTAAGGCTGACCGCGAAGCGGTTGACAAGGACAGACACGTAGTATCAGTCGCCTTCCTTGCGGCCAAACATGGTCTGGAACCTGATGCACTGGAGTCACTAGGTATCAGCGACCCCGAAGTTCTCGAAAGAGTAGCTGAAAGGCTTGCTGGCGCTAAACCTGCAAAGGAACCTGGTTCCGAATTAGAAAGCGAAGAAATCCCAAGTGGGGAAGCACCGGAACTATTCTCCGACTCAGGCGAAGGAACTGGTGGTGGAGTTGGAACCCTTACCGCAGAGAACGTAGAGGGAAGCTCTATTGCTGCTGTGGAAAAGGCACTTGAAAAAGCCTCCTCTTAAGTAAGGAGGTAGGTCTAATATGGCTAATACATTTATAACACCAACTGTTGTAGCAAAGCTGGCATTACCCACACTTCTAAACAATCTGATGTTTGCCGGTTTAGTATACAGGGACTACGCAAAAGAATTCCGTAAAGTGGGGAATACCGTAAGGATACGTAAACCAGCACTTCTCACCGCTATTGAGTTTGATGGCGACCTGACTGGTGAATACCAGAACATCACTGAGAGTTACATAGATATTCTGCTAGACAAAATTCTGGTTGTCCCGGTGGAAGTCCTGGCAACAGACCTCACCCTCGATATCGTCAGTTTCAATACCCAAATAGTTGAACCTGCTATGCAGGCTCTTGCGCAGAAGATTGATGTTGAATTGGCAAAGCTCTACAAAGATGTTCCCTACTATTCAGACACCACAGGCGCAACCGCCGTGTCCGATATCTTGGATGCCCGAAAAGTTCATGTTGACAACAAGGCACCATTCGGAGTCAGTCGCTATGCGGTTATGTCTCCATTAACTACTGCCGCTTTGCTGGCGCTGGAAGCCTTCAGAGGACTGGATAAGACTGGTAGCACCAAGGCTCTACGTGACGCTTCACTAGGGCGCATATTCAGCTACGAGTTCTTTGAGAACCAGAATATCCAGAACCATGTTACTGATGCCAGTATTACTGCCGATGCAGCTGGGACTGCGGCTATCTCTCTCGCTGGCGTTACGAGCATGGTGGTAAGCGCACTCGGCGCTGCTGGAACAATCTACGATGGTACTATTTTTGAAATCGCTGGTGATTCTCAGAAGTACGTGGTAACGGCTGACTCTGTTATCGGTGGAGCTGCTGCGACCATAAGTTTCTGGCCTGCCCTGAAGGTTGCTACGCCACTCGGCACTGAGGTAGTTACTTTCAAGACAACGCTCACCACCAGCAAGGAAAACCTGATGTTCCACAAGAACGCCTTTGCCCTGGTAACTGCTCCTATAGCCGCACCGATTGGCGGAGCTAAGGGTGCAACCATGAACTATAAGGGGCTGACTGTTAATGTAGTCTACGACTATGTGGGTTCGCAGTTTAAGAACGTTATCACCTTCTCGATACTCTGCGGCTTCAAGACACTCACTCCCGAACTGGCCGTCAGACTATACGATGCAGCCTAAGAAAATCTAAGAAAGGAGGACACATAAAATGGATACAGCTTTACATTTACTAAAAAAATTCCAATCCCGTATCACGACTGCGCTAACGGCAACCGCTACTTCCATTGTGCTTGAAAGCGTTACCAGTATTCCTACCGCCCCCTTCATGGCTATTCTTGAGGACACCACGGATAAGGCGGAGTGCGTTTGGGTTACGACCGTCACCACAGTTACCAAGACGCTCACTGTAACGAGGGCGCAGAGAGGCACTACAGGAGTAGCTCATGCCGTAGGCACACTACTTTTTCACAGTGAGGTTGCGTTAGCTGACCTGGGCTTTTTCGAGGTCTGGGAGGTAGCTGGCGCTACCGGAAGGCCATTAGAGTCACAACTGATAACCGATGTGTTACTGGGTGGCTATGCCAATGGGCTTAAAGGCTACGTAGACTGCAACGATTCTGGTGGAAGCACAGGTCTTCTGTCAGGTGTCAATGGCGAGATACGCTTGCCCAATGCGGCTGCCAGGGGAGCCTACTATGGCTTAGAGAGCGAGGTAGTTTTCCAAACCAGTTCAACCATCACCCCCTGGGGTTCTGACGCTGGCTTCCTGTATTGCGGTGCTAGTGGAGCTGGTATCGCCGACTTTGACACCGATGGTAAGTTCATGTTAATAACTGGCCTTACTCCGGCTATCGGCAAACTACTCTCGGCAGACATGCACACCCTGAAGTGCTCGATGGTTGTCTCTGGTGTGCATTATGCCAAGTACCTGGTTCAGAGCATCGCGGAGAACTATATCAGCCACGACTTCTCAGTGATAGCAGCTAACGACAGGATATTCAAACTCAGTGGTGATTGGGCAACTCCAGGAACAGTAGATGGTGATGGCATCGTCAATATCTCCGCCAACATTACTGGGGCATCTACACGTGCAGACTTGTCATCCATGTGGCTTAATCTTGGCGCTGCTGCTACGATTGCAGGTTATTTAGACCTGCGCAATGATGGCATCTGGGATGCTGGTGCGACACTAACCAGTGCTTATATTTCCATGCAGAAATACACATCCTTACTGGCAAGTAATCCTGCATGGTTGTCTATCTGGGAACTCAACTACGCATCAGATGCCTTCAATGTGATTGATGCCATGTTCAACGTCAACGATGCTGCTAGAGCACTTGGATATCAGGCAGCTACCCCAACGGCTGCTGCTATTGGTAGCGTACCATTCTTCTCTGTTGGCGGTGGTGCAGTCAAGTGGATACGCATCTACGCTGACGCAACTACCTAAACTTCAAGCCTTCGGGGGCTGGGCTTTAACTAGCCCCCACTATAAATAAACGGAGGGAATGATGAAACTAACAAGCGGAGAAATCTTTAGTGCAAAGGAACCACTTCAGAAACTGCTGGCGGAAAAGCCACCATTTGCAGTCAGCTATGGGCTGGCAGTTCTGGCATCTAAACTTGACCCTCAAGTAAGAATTATCGAGCAGGTTCGCCAGGGATTGTTTGAAACCTATGGTGCACCCGACCCCGAAAATCCACGACAGCTACGACCGCCACAACCTATGATAGAGGACGACAACAAAAAGATGGTTGAGAATCCTCAAGCCGTAAAGTTCATTTCAGAATATAATGAACTGATGTCAAAGGAAATTGAAATCGTGCTTGATGTGGTTGAAATACCCTCTACCATAGAGTTGAATATTGAGCCAACTGTCTTGCTGGCTTTAATGAAGTTCATCAAGATGGTAAAGAAATAGCCTGCCCACTCGGCAGGCATCATTCCTAAAGGTGGGTTGGGGGGTAACTCCCCCGCCCACTGGAAAAGAAGGAGGACTAAATTATGCTTTGTGCAGTATGTAATAAAAATGAAACAGCACGTCTGATGGATGGAGGCTGGGGAGAGAAGAAACCTGTATGCACCGATTGTTTAACATCGGGCAGGTGGCGAGAACTCTTACCTGAACCCACTACCAGAGCCACTGAGACGGGTGTAACACCCTCTACACCAGACCTTGTGTGCAATGTATGTGGTAGAGAGTGTAAATCGCTTCTCGGATTGAAAAGTCATCAAAGAACGCATAAATAAGGGGTAAGACATTGGGAGAAGAGGTAAGGTCTACCATAGAGCCGTGGGCGGCTTGGAGAAAACTAACAGGCACTACCACTAATGCCTATGTTGATGCTATGGACTGGATTACTCAAGCCATGTCAAGGAAGAGCATCTTACTGAAGAATACCCATGCCTTAAATGGTCTGCACTATAAACTCCTAACACAGATGTCTCTTGCTGTATCTAAGGACACTCAAGACCCTGTGCAGGATGAGAAGGTAGCAGAGACAGTATTGGCAGCAGGTGAGGTGGCTGAGTTTCTCTATAACAGGTCTTATGCTCGGATGATACTTCAGGGAAAGGCTGAAGTTGCGGATAGCCAGGCGACTTACCGAATCGACCGTTTAGGTGAGGGTATTTAGATGGCAGTCAGAACTCATTATGATATAGATTGGGATGCTGCTATTTTAGCGGTTATCGTTATTCTGCAAGCTGCTGTTGATGCCATGCAGTTAGATGTTGACCAGTTATTGCTTGATGTCGCAGACTTGGATGCTGACGTGGTGCTGGTTCAGGCAGACGTTACTGATATTCTGGCAGTCACTAATGCTTTACCGACTCTATCAGAAACAGGCGGGACGGTAACAACGGATGGTACTGAGCAGAACGTCTATATCAATTCCACCCCTCTCGGAGAGTACCGACCGATATGCGTCATGATAAACTGTACGGCACAAACAGCCACGGAAACTATCGTCGTGCGTGAGTATTATGACAACGCCCCGGGAGGCGCCGGTCTTCTACTGGTTGACGAGGTTGAATATATCGGGGTGATATCTCCACCCATGATTAAGGTGGAACTAAGTCCTAACAGGTACGGAGTTTCAGTTACCATTGAAAAAACTGGAGGCACGAACCGGGCTTATCCCTGGGACGCGCATTATGAGATATAATGCCAGCTACACATTATGACAGTTTAGCACTCAATGAGGACATTCAACTCGACCTCTCAATGCTGGAGGCCAATGGATTATTTGTCCATGACGAGTCCAAGAATCACAGCATGGCGACGATGCACTCGTCTGTTGGAGTTCCGTTATGGCAACAACTGGCAGTGGGTAATTTTGGTTTGAGTATCAATGCTATATATCCGACTCTCAACACTAACCAGTTTCTTGATATACCGGCTGCGGATTGCACTAACCTGAACTTCACCACCACCGATTACAGTTTAGCAATGTGGTTCAATTGGACTGATACAGGATTATCTCAAATTATGATGGGCAAGTATGTGGTGGATTCAAGAGGGTGGGAAGTCTACGTAACTAAAATCGGGGCTGCTGAATCTATAACTGTAAGACATCACCATGGAGGGACTAGGACAGCCACTTATTCTTTGGGGTGGACTCCAGGCGAGTGGCATTTATTCAGTTATTCAAGGATTGGGGCTAACGCTTATCATTATCGGGATGGAGTGCCGATTGCAACAATAGGTGGGCCGTTGCAAGACCCTGCTTCCAGCCTTGTTGATGATTTTAGAATCGGATGCAGATATACAGAAGATATGAACTGGTTTAAGGCTAAATTCCACCGTCCTAGAGCATGGTCAAGGGCTTTAACAGCAGACGAACATAGATTACTTTACAGATTGGGGTATCCGTAATGATAGACTTGATTGGGAAATTAAAAAGGGTGCAGATTTCAGTAGATGACGCAGCAGTTTTGGCTGCTCTAGTATTGGGGGAGTTACATTCGAAGCAGGATATTTATCCTAGCTTGGCTCTGCCAATAACCCTGCCTGCAAATGGTACTGCGTGGACATATGGAACTCTGACGGAGATAATACCAATCAATACTATCGCATATGCTTATAATGTTAAGCATATCAGTATTAGCGGCATGAGTGCCAATGCTTCTTATACTATTCGGTTTACCTACGGAGCAGATGATACCGAATGGGCTTTTGCCAGTATGACAAGAGGTGGTGTGCAAAACTCATCCATTGTTGTTCCGATACAGGGGATAACGATACCAGCTAATAGTGTTTTCAAGGGTGAGGTGGCAGACAGTATTGGTACAAGTACGTTAAACATTAAGGTTTACCATCATCCGAGTGTATTATAAGGAGGTGTCAAGTGCCCTATGCAATCGAGGAGAGAAATGGGAAATTCGTGGTCTTAAATACTTCAACCAAAGATGTCAAAGGAACTCACGATAGTAGGATAAAGGCTCAGAGGCAACTGAATCTACTGAGGGCAATAAAGGAGACAGGCTGGGAGCCGACTGGCAAGAAAGCCAGAGAGTGAGGTGAATTATGGCAGGAGAACTAACCGAAGTAAGAACTATTATCAGGCAATTCCTCAATGATGAGTTTGTCGAAGGCTCTGAGCAGGACTTCACAGATGATGAACTTGACCTGTATATCGATGATGTTCGGACTGAAATATCAGAACGGATACCTTATGAAGTCAAGGAGGAACTGACCACAGCAGCCTCAAGGGATTTGGATATTAGCACTATTGAGGACTTGATTGAAGTGGACAGGGTTGAGTTTCCAATAGATAATGACCCCCGTGATTTCAGGAATATATCTGTATTCGGCACTACCTTGACGATTGACATTGATACCAAGCCTACTGCTGACGAGGACATCTACCTGTTTTGCCATAAGGTGCATCAACTAACTGAGGTAGTAAATACCCTGTCTCCTCAACTTCAACGCCTTCTGGTAGCAGGGGTTGTGGCTAAGGCTTCACTAGGCTGGGTAAACAAGATTAAAGACCAGGTAAGGGAAGCCCTTATTAGAGTCCAAGACATCAATATCGCCGTTAGTGCCATGTCGGGTAGGGTAGGACAGGCAATAGAAGACCTAAGTAGTGGGCGAGACTTGGGATTCAATAAGATATACGTTGGTGGTAATCCTTTAGGAGACTACATCAACCAGGCAGGGGGAGAAATTAGGAACGCCAACAGTGGCTACTTGGCTCAGTCTCAAGGGTTTACCAGAGAGTTGACGAGCAGGTTGTCAATCTCCGGTGTCATTAACTCTTATCAAACCTGGGGGAACAATAAACTCGTTCTATACCAGAGAGACCTTAAACGAATGACGAAGCCCAGGACCTATCGGACTTATCCAACGGATTAGTAAAAGGAGGGAAATATGGCCAACGAACTTTCATTGATAGTTAACCTTGATTTCAGTAAAGGTGGTGCTACGGTTTCCAGGCAGTATACCAAAAAGGTTACTGTCGCTGGGGATGCTTATACTAGCGGTATCCAAGCAATAGGTTTTGCTGCTGAGGAAGAGATAGCGCAAGGGCTAGAGTTGGCAACTCCAGGATATATGCTTATCAAAAACCTCGATACTACAAACTATGTGCGAATTGGGTCTACAACCGGGGTTTATGATATTAGAATAAATGCCGGGGAGTTTGCTCTTTATCGTCATAACAGTGCCACAGTCTATGCCATAGCAGACACAGGAATCTGCAATGTTGAGTACACACTGCTAGAGGCTTAAATATGAGGACACTTCCAGGAACATTACAAACTGCGATGGAGGCTGCTGTCATTGACCCTTTAATACGCATTACCTTCTCCGACCCCCTTGCTATAGCGGCTAATGTTGTCGTTGAGCATGACCGAATCTTGAGCATACCATCACATGAAGAGACATCGGATAGCCAGACTGTCGAGGTAATTTGCCATAATTCAGATGGTTACTTTACTGCCCTTAACCTGGAGGGTTGGGATGCAGTTTTTGAGTGGGGGCTTGTTACGTCAATCGGGAATGAGTATTCTGCTGTAGCGCCACTGAAAGTATTATCTCAAAATCTGTCTTCGTTGCCAGGCATCTTGCAATGTCAGTTCTCCCTGATTGGAATACCGAATCGACTTGCAGAGGATAAGGCGAGTAAAGATTACTTCCACCACTGGTCGGACACCAAGACAGTCAAGTCCATGCTTACCGAGATAGCCGATGGGGAACCAGTCGCGGTAGAACTAACGGAAAAGCAAGAGGACTATAATGCCGTTGCAGGCATAAGCTACATTAACCTTGATAATACGCTAGACGCCGCAGGGCAAAGACTTTCTATTTCCAGGACAGTTACCAAGTTGTCCTTCATGTTAAAGAAATCAGGTGCCCCAGCAGGTGATATAACCTTTGTCGTGAGGCAGGTTGAGGCTCCACAGGCTATTCTACTTACAAAGGTTTGGGGTAACGCCAACACTCTCGATGGTGTAGGCACTTGGAGGGAAGCAACCTTTGACGCATCAGCAGCAATAGACGAGGAGATGACTTGGGATGGTGTGGCCAAAGAATGGATTGGTGGTGTCTGGATTTACTGCGAATATACTGATGGTGATGCAGGCAACTATGTGCAAGTCGCCTATAGTTCGGTTGCCGTAAAACCTGATGAGTGGCTTGTGAAGGTTAATGGTGGGGTAGTGGAATATACTGACCTTGACTGTTTGTACCGCTACAAATACACCGGTGCTGGAATCGACTGCTGGGCGAGGGGTACTGGGCCTGAGACTTATTGCGAAGCCTACGAAGTTGTCTATGACCCACATGGGACGCACACTGCCGGAATCCATGCAACTATACTGACTGACTCTGCTGCTGCCTTTAAGACTGATGCGTTAATCGGGCAGATAATTTACAATGTTACCGATGGAAGTTCTGGTACTGTCACGGATAATGACGCCACGACTGCCACCGTAGTTGCTCTGGCCGGTGGCGGAGATAACCAGTGGGACACCGGTGATGCTTATACTATTGAAGACCCTCTCCTTGATGTTTACCTGCCAAAGGATGCTTTCAGGATTTACGAGGGGCAGAGCCGCCTTGATAAGATAAACCAGCTACTTGGTTATACAGGGTGCGAGAAGCGTGTAGAGGCAGACGGCAAGATTCATGTGTTCGTGCCAGTAACATCGGGAACAGTTTACGACTCTGAGTATTCACTTACGGCGGGTCATGTGTTCTTCTCAAAGGCAATCCGTGAAGCTCTAGTAATTCCTAACCGCGTTGTTGTTACATCTCTGAAGACAGATGAGACTGAGTATTCGGGTACGTTCACCAGTGCAACAAGTTTCGCCTTACTGCCTATAAGCGATTACATAAGAACTAGTCTAATCAGCGATGCTCAAGGCATTAGCATAGCAACGGCGATGATTTCCCGATTAGAGGTAGCAGCCCAAAGAGGTAGTGCCTCTGTTCCAATGAACCTTGGCGCTGAAGTGTTTGACTATGATTTGGTTACTGACAGCAGGCAAAGCGATACCAGGACGGGAAACCTCGGCTCTATCAGGCGGTCATATAAGCCTGGGACTACTTGGAGAATGGACTTTGGCTTTGGTGGGGTTGCCCTTAAAGGTGTTCCTGGGACAAGACCTTCGTTATTACAAAGGGAGCCGATACCAGAACCTACTACGGAAGAGCAAATCTTAAAATGGGGCATGATTAAGCCCAGCCTTGAGATAGTAGATGATCAACTTGATTGGCTATATGGCAGAGGTGAATATGCAAAAGAACTGACAGGTATGAAGTGGGTGGAAGCTGCCATTGACGAGTTATGGGGAGATAAAGGTTTGGGAGCTTTGGTTGCGCTATATAATGAAATAGTTACTAGTCTGGGCTGGCTTGAAGGTGAAGTGCCTGCCGATGAGCAGATACCCACAGCACTACTACCCTATTATACTAAAACACAGGCTGATGCTGCTATAACGGCTAGCAGTCTGCAAAACATAGTAGAAGACTTATCCCCACAGCTAGGTGCTGCCTTAGAGGTCAATGGTCATAATATCAGGGACACTACGAATGGAGTTCCTATAGTCGCTGGCAACATGAATGTACCGATAACTGCTGGAGGACAAATGCATGACTTTGACATTGGCGGCAACCTGGATATGAATGTGTCAAAGGTCATTAACTTGGCTGCTCCTACTGTTGGTAGCACCGATGCAGCAAGGGCGGTAGAACTTGTTACCATAGCTGTAGCTTCAACAGTCAGAGCACTTAATACTATTTATCAGAATACGACAGGTAAGCTCCTGGTACAGACGATAACTGTTGTACTTGCGGATGGAGACCAGGTTTCATTTCAGATGGATAGCACCACTGCTCCTACTACAATAAGAGCCAGACTATCTCAATCTGGAGCTACATCAGTCCGTATGCCATTTACCTTTATAGTTCCAGTAAACTGGTATTTCAGGTTTGCTATAGTGGCTGGTGCCCCCACAGTATCTACCTATTCTGATGAGCAATTACATTAGGGTAAGGACGAATGTTATGAGTGAAGATAATAAGCCAAGCAAATTTTTCTTTACGCTATCAGTTCTAGTTCTATTCGCATTGTCGGCTGGATTCCAACTCTGGGTATTTGCTGCTCTTTATCATAGTGGCGGTTCTATCCACTTGATTGACCCTGATAAGCACATGATAATGTTTGAGTTCGGCCTGTCATCAACTATCTTTACCTTTTCACTGATAGTCTTATATAGATTCTTTATCTCGCTGTGGCGAGGTAAATAATGAAGGTCTGCTCAGAATGTAACCAGATAAACCCCGACTCAGCCGGAGTCTGCATAGGGTGTGGGTTTACAACCTTCACCCCCTTAATATTGAAGACAGCTAATGACTATGAGGAGAAACAAGATGGCAAGACTGACACCAGTAAGAAGAGATGAAATACTTGTTGAAATGTATGGTACTGTACAGAGGCTTGATGAGCGTACCGAATCACAGGAGAAACACCTTGAGCAGATAAACGGCAACGGGGCAAAGAGGGACATGCGATTAACCCGCCTGGAGATAACCCTAGCCTCACTGATTTCTCTGTTAATCGGTCTCGGTGTTATTGATGCTAGCATAACCCATGTTGTAATAGGCGGCTGAGCAATGTGTAGATTAAAGTTTAACCCCCCGATTGAACATCTAACAAAGCCAAAAGAGTATCAGATAAGCGCAACTGAGTTTTCGGCTATGCTACAGCCTCTAGGCTTGGAGAAGTCCTACATCTGGGACTACAATTACTGGTTCATATCCCTTGTGGACTGGGGCAAGGTATTGAAAGACGTTTGCTTTGGTATGCCGAAATATACAGTAGACAAGTTTGATTGCGAGAACTTTGCTATGTTAGTATCGGCCCGGGTAAGCGAGAGATACCAGCTCAATACTTGTGGGGTAGCCATAGGTAAGTCACCCTGGGGGGAGCACGGATTTAACCTGCTAGTGCATAAAGATGGCCTGATATATTTTGAGCCTCAATCAGGGGACTTTATTCCCGTTGAGGATGGCTCGTATAAAGCACACACTGTATTATTTGGAGGTTAATGTGTCATTCAGTATCAAGATATGGACCTGGTAGGATGTGGTATGTCCACTGGTTCCATATCTGGGAGAGAGTAGAGGACTTTGGACATGCCGGCGGTGCCGCATGGCTAAGATACCTGGAATTAGTTAGAGAGAAAAGAACGTGCTGGCTAGTTTCATGCCATGAGAAGCATTGTAAGCCACAACACGACCCTTAAAGTATATAATATGAAGATTACCCCTTTCCTTAACCGGAGAGGGGGTCTTTTTTATTTCCTTTTTTAAGGGGTATACTATTTTTAGAGAGCAGGTCGAAATAGGTCTAAAAAGACTTGACATATGCCTATTTACTGTGGTAATATGGGGTATACCCAAGTAAGAAAGGGGGATAGATGCCAACAAAAAACACCACAGTAAAGACAGTCAGGATACCTGATGATATAGCTGACTGGATAAACCAGAGAGCCAAGCGGAGGGGGTGGTCAATAAATAAATGGTTGAACTGGGCAATTAGACTTGGCTTGAGAAGTCATGGGGGTAAGAAATGAAAATAGGAACTAAGCATCAGAAACCTATCATGGGGCTACCCGCCAAGATACCACCAGAATTGCTACAATAGGTTTCTGACAGGTTTAAGGGCGAATTAGTAGTCTAGTATTAAGGAGGTCTGAAAATGGCAATGACAATTCCGTTCACTCACAATATGTATCGCACCCAGACATTAAATGATGATGGTATCAGGTGGTCAGGCCCCAACTCTAACATACTGGTCATGCAGAATGAAGTAACAAGGCGAAAGCTAAAACTACTCGACCCCCAGGGTAAACTGATAAAAGAGTATAAAAGGGGAAGGAGGATAGTCAATGCCAATATCACAAGAGGTTAAGGAAAGTCTAAAGGGACAGGCATTTTGCCCTAAGTGTGGGTTCAACTGGATAGATGCTGTGGTCTCCCTGAATGAGCCGGATGGCAGTTTCAACAAAGCCGAAGCCATAAATATTATTGAGAACTGCGGTTTATGTTCTATCAGATTCCAAGAGGATAAGTAAAATGAGACTATTCAAGCGCAAAGCAGATAAACAGCGCGAGGCAATCATGGAGACTATCAAGAGGGTTACCGAACAAGGCCAGTGCGTTATTCTGGCAGAAACGCCGGTGGGCACACGGGTTATAGTGCTCGGTAAGGATAAGCTGTCACAGCAGTTAGAGGAAATATCCAAAAAGGAGGAAGTAATACTATGAAGTGCGCACGACACAATGTAGAGTTTGACCCCTTGGAAGGAGGGGGCTGCCCCCAGTGCATTGCTAAGGCCCAGACGGCCCGGGATGTGGCCAACGCCCCCGTCTCTACCGCTATGGACGAGTACGAGGCCCGCTTGAGTGAGGACGCCTTACAGTCGCCATTATCTATTGTCAAGGTTCAATACTATTCTGAGACCACCGGGAAGTTAAGCGAGAGAGAATATTCTTACTACACGGAGGAGCCCCTGGCAGTGGGCGACATCGTTATGGTGCCGGCGAAGTGGGGTGATGCCAAAGCAAAGGTAAGCGCCATTGACGTGCCCTGTGCTGAGATAGAAGCCTTCAAGGACAAGGTCAAGACGATACCAGCGGGGTCAATAGTAAAGACCGATACCGAGAAAGCATGGAGCGCCATGGTTGAAGCGACAGAGCCAATCCCAGGATGCCTACCGGACAATATCGGTGAACCAATAACAATAACGGAATCATTGCTAAAGGAATCAGCACCAGAGACAGCCCTAGCCCTCCGGCCAGGTGCTGATGCCGAAGCCATGAGCTGGCACGTCCAAGCCCTCAATGCCCTAGCTTATGCCAATGCCAGGAAAGTTACCAACGCTGAGGAGCACGCTCTGGCCAGCGATGACCTCAGCCTTATCTCGAAACTCAAGAAGCTCATGGAAGCGAGACGTAAGGAACTTCTTGACCCGCTAAAGGCCCAATCGGACGCTATTCGAGAGACTTACACTTTCATCATGGGACCGGTTATTGAAGCCGACCAAATCACCCGCGCAAAGATGACGGCCTACCTCACCGAGCAAGCCCGAATCAAGGCGGAGCAAGAGCGGATAAACCAGCAACGCATGGAGGCTGCTGAGGCCGAGATGGCTTTGAAGGGAGAACTTACCGCCCCACTCGACCTCATGGAAGTGATGCCAGAGGCCCCCAAATCGATAAAAACGGCACTTGGAAGCTCAGGACTCACGGACCATTGGACTTTTGAAATCACGAATCTTGATTTAATCCCGCGAGAGTATATGATGGCTGACACCGTCTTATTGGGTAACACGGCCAAGAAGTACCACGATAAAAAAGAAGTCCCAGGAGTTAGGTTCGTCAATAAGCCCTTCATGTCGAACCGAGCGAGGTAATATGTCACCAATCTATGAAGAAGAAGGGAGGGTATCCCAGGAAGACCTGAAGGAGCTTCGCCGTAAGAATAGATGCTCAGTATGCGGTGAAAGGCTGGATGTTTTTCTGGACTTCGATAACCACTTAGCTTTCCTAGCTTGCTCTGATTGGCGAAGAACAGGACATGACGGCATCGAGCGCGAGCCCAGCCGCTACGAAAAGGGCGGTCTGGCAGAATTTACAATAGAAAGAAGGAGGGAAATCATGGAACAATCATACGGAGAAGAAAAGACCAAGGCACTAAGCAGATACACGGGTGGTGGCGTCGTTATGACGAAGAGTGTGGCCACTGAGATTGTCGAGACTCTTTGGGGCCCCGCTCCGGCAATCGAGAAGACCAAGTGTATTCTCTTATGCCAGACTTATCAGCTCAACCCGCTGATGAAGCACCTTTACCTAGTGGGCTACCGGCGCAAGGTAAATGGCCAATTCGTAAAAGACGGCCAAGGTAAAGACGTCCTCGACTGGTCAATACAGCAGGGCATCGGGGCTACCCGACTTCTGGCACAGAGAAAGCACAGTTACTCCTACCTTGATATGACGCCGAGGAAAGCCACCAAAGCTGAAATTGAAAAGATACTCGGAGACACGGCTGACCCCAATTGTGTCTATGGCTTTGTGTGGATTAAGGATACAGTGACCGGAGCCGAGGCTTTCGGTCTCCGAGGTATCGAGAAAAACGCAAGTATCAAAGGCACAGAAAAGGGCAACACGCATCTAAATATGGCCTGCATCCGGGCCGAGAGATTAGCTCTTGATAGGCAATACCCTGGTGAGATGCCGCCGAATATCGAAGTGGTGGACGAAAAGTATATGGAGATTGAAGTGCCAGATGTCGGCAAGGTGAACACTTCAACCGGTGAGATAATCGAGGGTGAATCTAGAGAACTCTCAGATGATAAGCCAGAGCAAAACGACCTCGGCGTCTGCCCGATACACAACGTTCCCTTAGTAAGGGGAAAGGGTAACTTCCCGCCCTATTGCCCGAATAAGGTAGAGGGCACCGGTCGTTCTGCTGGTAAGAAGGTCTGGTGCAAAGGCAAAGCGCTGAGTGCAGCGGTAGCCGAGCAACCGGAAGAGCCGGGGATTTTCACCGAAGAGACTGACCGGCAGGAGCCGGGCCTCGAGATGGCCAGCTTCATAGACCTTGACTGGCTAAAGGAATCACTCACGCAGCTACAGGCTTTGAAGCTGGACAAGTGGACAAACAAAGAAGTGCTGGCGCGTCTCAATATTGTCACCGGCGGCCAGGCCAAGAGCGTATCCGAAGCTGCCAAGCTGCTCAACAAAGAGACGGCAGCTCTATTTGCCAAAGAGATTCAGGACTTGCTGGACATGGCATAACGGTTAACAATATAGATTGCTGGTGTCCAAGCTATGAAAGTTAGCGAAGTATCGGTTCACAAGGGGGAGGAATACCGAGCCAGTAAGGAGCCTGAGCCTACGAAGGTGCTGGAAGAAGGTTTGGAGAATAGAGACTTTGCCTGTTCGCTATCCAGCCCAAGGTAAAAGGAACGAAGTAAGGCGTATAACCATGTAGGCTCAGGTCAAGCAGGGAGCGGGGGTGTTCTTGATAGTGCTGGATTTATGGTGAGGTACATAAGGCTCACCAGCCCCTGCTCACCTGGATAAAAAGGGCATTATGACAATCCTACCGATTAAAGACGGCCAGGTGAAACCTAGTGTTCACTGTGGATATGGAGGGAAAGGATGGATAAATTGGAAGTAAAATTGATAGATGTAGGCAGAGACAGATTTAATGGAGAGATTGAGGTAGAGTATGGACACAATGAATTCGAGATAGCAGGGAGGGTGTGCCAAGAGGCAAGAAAGCACTTGATGTCGCGGAATATTGAAGTATTCTTTGATACCCCGGTAGATGGCGTTATCTGTGCTGGTGGTCGCCTTGTAGGTAAATTCTTAATATCAAACTAACATCAGTTTTAAGTCTAGTCACTGTAAGGGGGCTTGACAAATAGTAAGCGGAAGTGTATATTATGATTATAAGATGGTTACTAAAATTGATGAGCAGGTACAGAATAAAATACTGGCCAAGTTCAGCGAAGAAGATATTGAGAGGCTTCGCCTGTGACTTTTTCTGTGCCTTTTTTGTGACTTTCGTGCGTGGATTGTCGAAATGGTAATCTATGCACTGGTGCTTGCCGGAACGGCCTTCTACCTATTACTGCTCGCGGTGACTTTTGCCCTTATTATATGCTTTAAGCCGAAAAAGAAAGGGGGAAATTATGGGTGCTAAAGTTCGTGGCGCCGTAAAGCCGGGCAAGGTACAGACCGGCTGGCGCATCAACAGTGACCACATTCCAAGATTAGAAAGGGAAGCTATGCGCCTGGGACTCGGCTCAGTCCCGGCAGCCGTCAACCATATCCTAGCAGTGTATTTCAATAAGTTAGAGAAGGGGGAATGATATGAAAGGGATACTGTTCAAACCCTGGAAGATAAAGGCGATTGCTGATGGTGGCTATGATAGAGACTGGCAAACACGCAGGGTGATTAAGCCACAGCCTGAGCACTTCCATTATACAAGCGATGCGCAATTCCCATGTACGGCACAAGGTGAACAATTCAAGCCACGCTATCAAGTGGGTGAGGTTGTGTATATCAAAGAGACTTTATTCCGGCACCCATATTTGAATGAGGCGGGCTATGTATTAGACGAAACTCCCGTATTTATCAATCAAACCATTGGGGACTGCCTAAAATGGCGATGGTCAAGGGATATATTGTCAGCAATGTTTATGCCTCTTGAGACAGCCCGATACTTCATCAAGATAACAGACGTAAGGGCTGAGAGAACAAAAGACATTACACCAGAGGATTGCTTACTTGAGGGAATTATATTTGCTGGTGGGTGCTACTGGACTGCTGAAGATGGCATAGCATTTGACACACCACAAGCAGCCTACTTTGCACTCTATGATAGCATCAATGGCAAAGGCTCACATGAAAAGAATTGGGATTTCAAATATTCCTTTGTAAAAGTTGACAAGCCATTGGATGTTAATTGGTTATGCTACGAATGTCACAGTAATAAATAAGGTCTGGCGAAGCAGAACCGAGCCAGCAAGCAGCCTGAGCTGAGGGAACTCTGGAAAAGAGTTGAAGTGGTAAAGCTGATGGTAACTAAACTGCTTTGGGCGTGCATGAAAAGCCGATGGTGGAGTGTCCATAGTAGGCGAGGGCTGGCTGAATGAGAGTTCGAGGGGTGAAACTCACCGGGGCTGTTTATATCGTGCCATTCGATAAGCGCGAGGAATGGGTGAAGCAATAACCAATTTTACCGGCACCCCCTGAAATAGTGGGAAAAAGGACTTGACAAACGACTATGCGAGGTGTACACTGAGGGTATGGCTATCAGAAAAATAACTTACTTTAGGATTAAATGTAAGAAATGCGGTCATTTGTGGGACAGTAAGAAGCGCAAGCCTCTCAGGTGTGCCAGATGCAAATCCCCATATTGGAATAAGGAGAGGGCATAATGGCTAGAGGAAATGGAGCATCTTTACGGCTCGGCACGACCTCAGAGGTGATAACAAGAGATAAATGCGCTTGTAGATTGTGTGGGAAGCAAGGATTCTTTATTTTAAGATATGGCAAACCTTGTGTCGTTGAAAATCCAAATTGTGTTGATTTATCAAAAGCATATTTCTACAACGGGAATGATGTTATACCTTTTGAGATTGACCACATTATTCCCGTCATAAAAGGTGGCACAGATGACAAAAATAATCTAGCTTTATTATGCCGAAAGTGTAACCGTTCTAAGGGAGCTAATATTCATGCCTAGAGGTAGATTCATTAGTAGGGAAATATCTACCGATGATAAGGTTGCCTACTTGCCTGATGAGGCCGAAAGGTTACTGTATACCTGGATAATATTACACCTCGATAAAGAGGGCAGGATACCGGCAGACCCCTTTATAATTAAAGGAATTGTTGTTCCCCGAACAACACACACATTGAAAAAGGTGAGCAAAACAATAGAATCACTTGTCAATTTGAAATTGTGCGTTCGATATTCGGTTAATGGTTTTGATTATTTAGAGTTCCCTAACTTCTTAAATCACCAGACAAAATCAGCACTTGACAGGGAGTCTCCGAGTGTAATACCAGAAAATCCCGCAAGAGCTACGCAAGAGCTACGCAAGAGTAATGATAGACAAACTCTTGGCGAAGTTAAAGTTAAAGTTAAAGTTAAAGATAAAGTTAAAGAGGAGGAGAGGGAGAAGGCCACCTCTCCTGAAATTACAAAATCTAAATTTGATGAATACGTTGAGGAACTACGGCCACAATATACAGACCTCGACTATGATAAAGAACTAAAGAAATTTCACCTCTACTGGTCAGAGGGTAGCCGGAAGTTAAAGCGCCCAAAGTCAGCATTGACAAACTGGATGGATAAGGCCAGGGAATTCAAGCAGGAGAAAGTTAATGGAAAGCGTCAAAGAAATTTTGGACCGGAGAAAGTCTACACTGAGCTCCCCTTACCAAAAAGCATTACTGACACAAATGACGAAGAGTTTGAAAGACTCATCAGAACCGACTGAGGCGGAGCAAAAAGAGGATTTACGCCGACGACTCAATGTCTCCAGCCTTGAGCAGACCTTCAAGAATTTTAAGGTTTTTCTTGGAAACAAGGATGCTGCTAGAGCCTTCAAGCTGTTTGCTGCTGGTAAGCCGGAAGCGCCTCTGCTTTTATGTTTAGGTACAAACGGCAATGGCAAAACCCACTTGCTCGAAGCGACTGCCATCGCCATGAGTAGGCGCATGTGGAAATGGCCTGAGTTTATCGACCTTCTCAAGTCAAAGATGGGCAAGGAATATGAGGGATATTCTTATGACGAGGTGTTAGCTAACCGTAAACAAGCGCCGGTATTGCTCATCGATGACATAGGGCTCGGCACATTAGGTCGGGAGTGGGAAACTTCTCTTATGGAAGAACTCATTGACTATCGATATCACAACTGGCTGCCAACGGCCATGACGACTAATCTTGACCTAGTAGACTTCACACCCCGGGTCCGTGATCGTTTCCATGACAACGAACGTTGCCTTGTAGTAGTGAACAAAGGACAGAGTCAGCGAGGTAGGGCAAAGGAGCTGCACAGTTGAACATAAATAGTTTTGAATGAGGTGGTGAGATGAAAGACTATGCACTTACACCAGAGGAAATTGTGAATAGTATTGATTTGGATAAAGAAAGGATGTACTTTGATGGGAAAGGTAGTTGCGTCTCCACTTTTGATTTAACTAATTTACTCAAAGAACAAGTAGCCAAAGTCCTCAAGATGATGAGTGAAGATATACACGCACCCTGCGAATCAAAAGACACACAAGATAACTGTCCTTATCTGGAAATAGGTAGTTGCTTGAAATGTTATGAGATTGAAAAGAAAAAATACTGCACCATTTCCGAGCAATAGGGGTAGTGGCTATGGTGGTGGGGATAGTAGTTTTGAATGAGGTGATGAGATGAAATATAGAAAGAAGCCAGTAGTGATTGAGGCGATACAGTGGACAGGAAAAAATGGGGATAAGATAGAGGCTTTTATAAAGGGATGCAAACACACCCATACTTATGATGATAAGGGTTTGGCCATTTATCTCGATACACTAGAGGGTGGTCATATAGCATCAGTAGGAGACTGGATAATTAAAGGGGTCAAAGGTGAGTTCTATCCATGTAAGCCAGACATATTTGAAATGACCTACGAATTAGCCAGTTGTTATAGTGCTTAATATATATCT